CTAACAGCGCCTGCTATGAGAGCTCCCGGAAAGACTTCGGTCAGATCGGCCATTTCATGGAGCGGGTTTTTGGAAGCGACACCTGTGTCGTCCCAGGGATCGGCTTCTGTGGATTCGGTCCTCAGATCCGGGCTCTTGGGAGAGGTTTGGATGTTGTTAGGAATCCAGGCTTCGATCACGAGTCTTACGAAGCTCGTCTGTCTCACGTGGAGAGGGAAGAACTCCCAGTTGTGAAGGAGGTTCACTTTTACGAAGACTATGTCCTTGACGGAGTGAACTACCAGAACAGTTGGATTGAGACGTACTACTTCCCTTCAGCCGAGAAACTCTGGCTGAATGAGATCTTTATAGAGGCTCTAATCTCCTGTGATCGCGATTTGGCACTCGCAAAAGTTGCCTGCGTACTTGAACCTTTCAAGGTACGTATTATTACAAAAGGAGAAGCTGCCCTACAGTACGTGAGCGGATTCTTCCAGAAGTCAGTGTTCGACTTCAACCGAACGGTTTCCTGTTTCGGCCTTGTTGGCCGAAGACCCTCTACCTTCGATCTGATCGATATCCGACAGGACTGCGGACGGGGAGATCCCGCTTCGGCCTTCGGCGAACACTCTGAATACGTCTGGGCTTCCTCGGACTTTTCAGGCGCTTCTGACGGGACCAATGACCACTATAGGGACTGCATCATGGACATACTGATTTGCGGCTTGCCGCTTCACATCCAGTCTATGATTCGAGCATGTAATGGCGATCATTGGGTGACTTATCCTGGCTCTCTCCTCTATCCTTCTATGGAAGAGTTGGGGTCTGTTCCAGCAGTTCACCAGAAGCTTGGAACGTTGATGGGGGAAAGAACTTCATTCCCTATCCTCTGTTATGAGGTCCTTGGAGCCCATGTTAGCAATCTCCGACGTTGTGGGGACGTTCGTCCGTTGGATCAGATCCTGAAAGGGGTTAGAATCAATGGTGACGATCGACTCGCCCTGTCAACTCCAGCTCTGGAAACAGAGTTCTGGGAGTTTAGCGAGCGCTACCTAGGTTTCAAGGAATCGATTGGAAAGTCATATACCCACCGGTATTATGCCAACATCAACAGTCAGTCATACATCTGTGACGCTGTAGGAACGGACTCCCCTTGGAAAGTACCCGTTCGTGCTTCCGGTTTGGAACACGGTCAGAAGAAGCTCGATGAGCCTTTTGACCCTACCTGTGTTATTACCCAGATACTTGACGGCTGCTTTGATTCGGCGATGGAGTGGACGGTTCTGCAGCGTTTCCTGGTACGCTTTCGCCCCGCTCTTGAAACTATCGCGGCAGGTAGGAATCTGTTTGCGCATCCATCGCTCGGCGGTCTTGGAAACCGTCTCCCAGAAACCCATGGGAAAAAGAGATGTCGTCGTGCAGACGGTACACTCTGTGGCCATCTACCTGGCACACATTGGAAGGTTGTCGTCACGACCGAACAACAGTTCGTGGCCAGTGCCATTCTGCATGATCTCGGAGCCTTCCTAGCTCCAATTGGACCCACCCTAGTCCAGCAGTCTCCCTTGCCTCAACTTTTTGAAGTGCCTTGGGACGTCTACGGGAAACCCAGCTACTGGGATGACACGGCGTACATCCGGGAAATGGAACATCGATACCGAAAGGAACTCGCTAACTATGACCCTGGCATCAATCTGTGTGTATCTAAGAAGCAGCTTCTCAGCTGTGCTATCCGCATCAGTGGTTCGGGTGGCTCCGCTCCCGTCCGGGAGGAACCACGTTCACTTGTTCGGTGGATGTGTCCCCTTTGTACCCAGATGTGTTCGCCTACCGCGGACTGTACTTGCGGCCACCGCCGCTCATCTTGGCAGTGCTTCTCCTGTTCAGAATGGAACGAGTCGGCTCTCACCGGGGGAATTGGTGAGTGCTGGCTCTGCCTGGCTGTGGACAGGCCTTCGAGGAGTCATAACTTGGTCGAGCACTCGGTCATCCTTGATGACCCAACTCCGACTCGGAATGTCTCCCTTAGCCTTGACCGACTCGTTCGGCAGGGGTACGAGGCACCGTACTTTGACGAGTTCGATTTTGAACTTTACGCTCACGCTATTGAATCGGCGCGATTCGAGCATGAGGATTATCCCACTGTCCGGTTCCAGGGGAGAGCCGTTGATCTTTGGGGTGAGGACAGGAGTTGGGCCGCTTTGAGGCCGGCAACTCTTGTTTGGGGAAGTCGTTACCCCTAAACCCTGTGGCCGGGTCCGCCACTCCGGAATTGAACCGGGTTACCAAATCTAGAGAGTAAACTCAATACAAATCAAACACAATTGAAGTGTCCAAATTCTAGAGAGAAAACTCGATACAAATCTGGCGGGGCGTGGCCCCCCCGTAAGTGGGTCCCTATTTTTACAGTCCAAAAGCGCTTACCCTTAGACATCGCGTCCGCTCCGCGGAGACCCATGTCGGAATTGCGTACTAAGCTCTCCGAGCGGAATGTCTACAGACTGCACGGATTGGCAGATAGGAACAATAGCGGTTACGCCACGTCTCTGACGTCTGGTGGGCCTCTCGAGTACTCGGTATTGCTTATGCGAACCAGGCCCCGGCTACCCGCTCACAGCCTTAAGGTTTTGACCTCTTTGGAGGTCTTGTGAGTGTTAGGACCGGCCGCCAATATCCTAGAACGATATGCCTAACGAGATATTGCCATCAGAGACCACTATTGGTTCCTACTGTTTATAGGGATGAACAGTCGCGGGTTATGATTCCCGGGCACCACGCGAAAAATCATTCAAGTGAGATGCCAAAAGGCAAAAATACACTCAAAAAGAAGGTCGCTCGTCTCGAGCGTACCGCCTATACCCCTGATAATGTTTCTCAGGGTCCTCTGGTTCAGAAGATGAGAGCCGAGGTGGCCAGGATCGCCAAGAACTCCAATGTGGGGCCTAAGCCGACCCGCCCTGTTAAACAGGGCCGTCATGCGATCCTTACGCCTCCCCACGCCGTCCAGGAGGCATTCGAAAAGGGTTTCATCCCCGACGCCCCTGTCGTCCTCCAGAACAACATCGAGCCGACCATTCGGAGTCGGACATTCACCACGCTGTACGATACTAACCTCGCTGTTGCGACCGGCACTACCGTTGCGGTGTATTCGTCCTCAGCTGCTCATTCGTACACAGACGGGGTGGATACTCCGAAGTCCTTTCGGACTCAGTTGGTCAATCTCGGAGGTGGGGTTACGGTGGCCCCTGGCCCTTTGGCCGTCTACGACGGTGCTACGACCTATTCAGGTCGCCCTGTCTGGACGGCCACTAACGCCGGGAGCGCTATCGCTCTCACTGGCACTGCTACCCCCGTCCCCCCGTCTGTCGAGTCTCCGTTCACGCAGATCATGGCTCCTTCTGGGGCTACTGCCACCGGCTTCCGGTGGTACCCGAAGCGTATGAGATTCAGGGCGGTCAATCAGTCGGTCATTGGGAACCGGGGAGGGATTGGGCACCTGCTCGTACCTTATAACGGCTTTCCCGAGGTTTCCGGGGGCTCAGTCGCTCTCGACACCTTGGCTAACTATGGGCTCTATAAGGTCTACGCCAACGCTCAGGCGATGCCCGATTCGGGAGAGGCCAAATGGCTGACCATTCCATTCCGTAACACTCAACGCGCGTTTCACGCTTGCACTGCTTCCACAACTAGTAGTTGGGGGCAGGCTGCGTTCATATACGCGGTTGAGAACCTCACGGGCTTCACCCAATCGATCGACATTCAAGTCGAGATTGTCTGGGCTATTGCCGGGAATGGCGTCCGGGGTCTTGACTCTGCCCACGTCAGCCCGCCGGGTCTCGACGGCAAGCTCCGCGCGGTCAATGACGTTCGGATGAATACAAATCGTCTCCCTCAGGATGAGAAGGGCAAAGAGAGTATCCACGAGGTAGTGGAACTCGCCTCAAACGGTGCATTGCAGCACACGCTCCCATCCCCAGCCACCCGTCTAATGGAGGCGGCCGGTCGACATGCCGGTGCGCTGGTCGAGGCCGGGATGACCCACGTCCTCAGTGGCGCAGAGCGGGCTATAGGTGGTATCTTCGGTTGAACTCCGAAGTGCCTTTCGTCCTGACCGATGACGTTAAAAGAGGCCCCTTAGCCCTAGAAACGGCTGAAAATATTCCCTGCCTTCGGGCGGTACTGGGGTGCATTGCCTGGGTACGCAAGAGAAACTTTCTCGTCCACTGCACGACGTTAAAAGGCTTCGCCGATTGGTGAACCATGCTTGTCTATCGTACGACATAAAACTACCCACTCATCCGTGAGGGTAACTCGGTGAGGGCTACATGCCCAAGAGGCGCGGAAGCATTCGCAAAACCGGTCAACGGCTAATATCTTACGACGCGCTAGGGCCCACGGTACGGGCCAATTGAAGGGACTTCGGTCTCCAAAGTACCACCTACGACTGCTGACGACTTCGTAGGCAAATAGGAGGAGTTAGGTTGACTCAATCTCCGTCCCGATCATACCGGATGTATGAACCCGTGGGGGGTTATTCCCACTGGATTTTTCAAGGGCTATCCCCCGAGTTTTTCCACAGGTAGAAAAACTGAAGGCGTCACCTGTATTGTTGTTGTGTACCTAAACACATTGACAAGGACAGTACGGTTCAATCCAGT